ATCCCACACTTCGCGAGATTCAGCCATACCTAGTGAGACAATGGGAATCCGCGTTCGACAAGATAGTGAGTAAATACTGATGGCTCAATCAAGAACTCTTAAGCTCTCGATTCTGGCTGACGTCGATAATCTACGCAAAAATCTATCGTCAGGATCACAAGAGGTCGAAGGCTTTGGAGCAAAGGTCTCAGACTTTGGCAAGAAGGCTGCGGCCGCTTTTGCAGTCGCTGCTACCGCCGCTGCTGCTTATGCGACTAAATTAGCCGTCGATGGAGTCAAAGCGGCCATTGAAGATGAGGCTGCTCAAGCCAGATTGGCAACAACATTAGAAAACGTCGCTGGGGCTACTCAAGCCACAATTGCACAAACCGAGCAATATATTCTCAAAACTTCCTTGGCTACGGGTATTTCAGATAATCAATTGCGTCCAAGCCTTGAAAGATTGGCTCGCGCTACAAATGATGTTGGCGAAGCGCAACGCTTAAACAATTTAGCCCTTGATATTGCAATTGGTACGGGTCGATCACTCGAATCGGTCAGCGCCGCGCTAGCTAGAGCCTATGACGGAAACAACTCCGCGTTGAGTCGTCTTGGCATTGGTTTATCTGCTGCTGAACTCAAATCAATGTCTTTCGACGAAATTACAAAACAATTGGCCAACACCTTCGGCGGTCAGGCAACGATTCAGGCAAACACTTACGCTGGTCAAATGCAAAGGTTGAACGTCGCCTTTGATGAAGCCAAAGAAACCGTTGGCGTATATATCCTGCAAGCATTAACGCCGCTGCTTAATATCCTCAGCAATAACATCGTCCCAGCCTTTGAGCGTTTATCAACAAGTCTCGGCCCTATCTTCCGCGATGTATTAGATCGAGCTGGAATCGTTGTCCGAGATATATTGCTTCCAGCTTTTCAGGCCCTATGGGCTTTCGTCCGAGATTACCTCGCGCCGATTATTAGCAACGTTCTCCAGCCTGTCTTTGATGGCTTGGTAAGAGCGGTTAATGCAGTCGGAAGCGCTTTCCGCAACAATCAAGACGAATTACAACCGTTCTACAATCTATTGCGCACCATTGCTAACTTCGTCCGTGATTTCGTCGCTCCTGCAATCGGTGAAGTTCTTGGTGCGGCTCTGCGAGTCGTTGGTAGCCTCGTCTCAACGCTGATTGGCAACTTTGCTCGACTAGTAGATTTCCTTGATGACGTACTGACCAAGATTCGCCGATTCGTCGATTACGTTCGCAACAACCCAATTGTTTCAGGTATCTCTGGTGTTATAGATCGCATCTTCGGCGGTGGCCGTGCGACCGGTGGCGCAGTAACTCAAAACACAGCTTATATGGTTGGCGAGCGAGGCCCAGAATTATTCGTTCCTAATACCAGCGGATCAATTGTCCCTAACAATGCCCTTGGCGGTAATACAATCAATATTAACGTCTCAGGTGCTATTGATCCCGAATCAACTGCTCGACAGATTATTTCAATTCTTAATAACTCCGCTTATCGCGGAACGCTAGGAGCTGGGGCGCTGGTATGAGCCTTTGGACTCCCGATTGGCAGATTCTGATTGATGGGGTCGATTACTCCAGCAGCACAATTGCCAACCTCACAATCACTCGAGGCCGGTCAAATATCTATGAACAACCCGTCGCTGGTTATTGCTACGTTCAGCTTGTTGATGTTGTTCAGAATTCATTCGACCTTGAAATTGGTCAGCAGATACTTATCAACCTAAAAGACTCGACGGGCGCTTGGGTGGGCGTTTATGGCGGATACATCTCAGATATTGCTACCAACGTCATCAGTTCAGGTTCCACCTCAAAAGTCATTGGTTACAATATAACCGCGCTTGGTGCTCTTAGTCGTTTATCTCGGGCTACCTTTGATGATGCCTTGGTTAAGACTGACGAAGGTTCACAGATCTACCAAATCGTCTCTGAAGTCGTCGCCCAAGACTGGAACGAAGTTCCCACTGAAATCACTTGGGCTAACTACACACCAGCAACGACAATCTGGCTTGATGCTGGAAACGTAGGACTCGGGACAATTGATACGGGCGTTTATGAAATGGTTGCCCGAGCTGCCGATCCAGTTAATGCTTACACCTACGTCGCCCAACTAGCAGACTCAGCGCTTGGCACAATATACGAAGATGACCTTGGCCGTATTGCATACGATAATCAAGACCACCGACAGGACTATCTTATTGCCAATGGTTTTACTACCTTGTCAGCCAATGAAGCCTATGGCGTAGGAATTAGCACCCAGACGCGCTCAGGCGATATGCGAAACTACGTCACCGTCGTATATAAAAACGGGCAACTTGTCACCGAGTTCGACACAAATTCAATAAACGACTTTGGCAAGTATGCCGAGATTATTAGCACCACACTTGAGCTAGAAGCCGACGCAACCGCTTTAGCCGAGCGGCTCATTCTTTTGCGCTCTTATCCGCGACCTATTCTTAACGCTATTTCTTACCCTCTTGGCAATACCGAAATTGACGACGTAGATCGAGACGCCCTCATCAACATATTCCTCGGCCAGCCTATTGAGCTGACTGACCTTCCAGCTGCAATCTCGGGTACGCCTTATCAAGGCTATGTTGAAGGTTGGACGATTCAGGCTGGGTTCAATTCCGTCACTTTGACCTTTATTCTTTCGCCGCTCAATTACTCGGGCTACTGGCAGCGTTGGGAGCAGGTCAATGCGGCAGAAACGTGGAATAGTGTGCTTAATACCCTAGAATGGCAGGACGCGATTGGAGTGATTAGTTAATGCCTACAACATCGAATTTTGGCTGGACAACCCCAGCTGATACTGATCTGGTTAAAGATGGTGCTGCGGCCATCAGAACGCTTGGTAATGGGATAGATACTTCGTTGGTCGATCTCAAAGGCGGCACAACAGGCCAAGTCTTATCCAAAACATCAAATACCGATATGGATTTTACTTGGGTAACAACCGATGACGCCAACGCCATTCAGAACACTATTGTCGATGCCAAAGGAGATCTTATTTCTGCTACTGGCTCAGACGTTCCAGCTCGTTTAGCAGTAGGCAACAACGGCGAGAGTTTAGTTGCTGATTCAAGTGCGACAACCGGACTTCGCTGGCAAGGCAATTATGCGGCTGGAAAAAATTTACTCTTAAATGGTGATTTTTCAATCAATCAACGACAATTTACATCAACAACATCTGATGCAGTTTTTACTTTTGATAGATATAAAACCGCAACAACGGGCGGAACCTCAACCTTTACATCACAGACTTTTACACCTGGTGCGGCTCCTGTCGCTGGATATGAAGCAAAAAATTACATACAATTAGACAGCACGGGACAAAGTGCTGCTGGAGATAGAACGTTTATTCGTAACATAATGGAAAGTGCAAGACTCCTTGCAGGTCGAACTTACACGGTGTCTTTTTGGGCTAAGGCTTCAAGCGGAACACCAAGCATTGCATTGGAGCCTTTTGTGTCTTTTGGAACTGGCGGCAGTCCATCAAGTGCATTAGATGGTGCAACATTAGGAAATTACAAAACAGCATTGACAACATCTTGGGCTAGATATAGCGCAACCTTTACAATGCCAAGTGTTTCAGGCAAAACTTTCGGAACAAATAACGATGATTCAACATCAATGATTTTCTGGACTTCAGCCGGTAGCACCTACAATGCAAGAACTAACACGTTAGGATTACAAACCACGACTATTCAACTATGGGGAATCCAAGTCGAAATTGGCAACGTTGCAACCGCTTTCCAAACTGCAACGGGAACACTCGCAGGGGAGTTAGCCGCTTGCCAGAGGTATTATTTCCAAACAGCAACTTTAGCAAATAAAATGTTTACGACAGGGCAAGCGTATTCAACTACGCAAGCCTATGGCGTTTACAATTTACCTGTGACTATGAGAGGAACGCCTAGCGTTACATTTAGTGCCGCAGGGGATTTTGATTTATTCAATGCCATAGGTTCAAGACTAGCCGTTACCGCTCTATCTGGGGCTGCGTTAAATGTTGACAGTATAAGGCTGGACGCAACAGTAGCGAGCGGTCTTGTGGCTGGAAATGCTGCGGTCTATATAGATGACGCAGGCGGGAATGCTTCAATAAGAGTTAGTGCGGAGTTATAGATATGACAAATTACGAAATTATCACAGATTTTTTAGGTTCAGAAATCTTAAAAGAACCGACAACAACGGGCAAATATGGTGGATTCCGCTAGACGAATCAAATTCCGACTATCAACGCTATCTGCGCTGGCTAGAAAACCCAGATGCGGACGAAAGCGGAACACTCTAATAGGATTATGCCGAAACTCTGCAAAGCTGGAATTCAATTAAGAGAGCAGATCGATGACGATTATCCTGATCGCGACCGTCGCTCTGATGGTTGGGTGGCTGATGCTCGTCACGTTGCCAAAGGCAATTCTGACCATATTCCAGACGCTGGAGGAATCGTCAGAGCTTTAGATATTGATTCAGATTTAGCAGCTCACAAAGAAGAAGCGTATGCACTCGTAGAAAAGATTCGTAAGTGCGCCAAGAGAGGCGATAAGCGGATTAAATACATCATCTATGACGGCAAGATTATGAGCCCGATATTGAATTGGAAGCGTAGGCCATATAAGGGCGCTAACCCTCACCGGTCACACTTTCACGTTAGCTTTACAACTTTGGGAGACAAAGACGGCAGCTGGTTCAACCTCGAAGGAGATCAAAGTGAACGAATTGAAAAAGATGGCGGAAACGTGGGCGAAGACTTTCCTCGCGACGGCTCTATCAACGTACCTCTCAGTAGGACTTCAACCCGACTACATTCTCAATGCGGCACTTGTGAGTGTGTTGCCTTCCGTGATTAACTGGCTCAACCCCAATTACGAGCGCTACGGCAAAGTCAAGTAATGGCCCCGTCCGATATTGCTGCGTTTATCGCCTCAGTCCTCGGATCGATTGGCTTACTTATCGCTGGCCTTCGTTACATAATAAAACTTGAGAATCTCCCCATTGTGTCGCGCCTCGATAAAATGGAGTCTCAGTTAGAATTGGCCCTCTCAGCAAAGGTGGCGAGAAGTGGCAACAAGAAAACGCGTTAAGAAGCCAGTGAAGAAGGTGGCTAAACGTCGCAAGACGACAAAAGAGCCAATCCTTACAAAACTGGATTTCTGGGCTATTGCCGCCAAAGAAGTCTATGACGCTTGCCGTAAGGCTGGAATGGACGAAGGAACTGCTCTGGCTTTTGCTATGGATCGCAGCTCGTACCCCGATTGGATAGTTCCAATGGACGATCCAATTCGGAAGCCAGACTTCGACGAGGACGAGGACGACTGATTTATCTTCGCGAGGTTGAACTATTTGAGGCGTTAAAGGCCGTATATCCCGACCTAACGCCAGTCTCACCGACCGACAAGCACGACGGCATAACTCACGACGCCTATATTGAACTAAAGTGTCGCCGTACCCATTACCCGACTCTCTTGATCGAGAAGAAGAAGTGGGATTACTTGGCCGATATAAGGGCTAGGACGGGCGCTAGGACGCTTTATATCAATTCCACCCCACACGGGGTCTACCAGTTCGACTTAGGGGCTATAAACGCCCCACAATGGCAATTAAAGGCACTCCCAGACAAGACTGACTTCGCCAATCGAGGCACGGTTGAGAAGCTATGCGGGTTCCTAGATATTCAACACGCCGACCTCCTACTTGTCTAAATAGATTTTCCTAAATACATTAATCCCACTAAATCCATTTTCTAGGGTTTAGAAGGGAGAGTAAGTGATAAATAATCCGAAAGTAATTCGATTTGATTCGACTTCGGGTGCTTGGTCTGACGGTGCTAATTACGTTAAAGGCCAGATAATCCGTAGATACGCAATTGAGTCGCTTGGGCGCAAGTCTGCTCGCGGTCGTTTAAGCCGTGAGGAAATATCGGCATATTGGCTAGATCGATTCGGGGTGAGCGCTGATGTGGAGTAAGTATTCAGACGCAATTATCTTCGCTTCAATCATTAGCGTCCAGTTCATTCTTTGGCGCGCATATGTCTCTGTCAGAGCAAAAGCCTTTAATGAGGGCTTCAAGCGAGGAAGGGCCTCGGTGCAATATGTCAGAGAGAGAGCTTAATGAATGGATTGACGACGCTCGTAACACCCTCGAAGACAGGGGGTACGAATATGGCGACCCGAGGAGTAATCTTCTACGAATTTACAAAATCGCGAGAGAACTCGGTGTTCAGTTGCGAGACCCATCTGACGTGGCAGTTGTCTTTATCGCAACGAAACTCAGCAGAATGGTGGCAAGTCCAATGCGCGAAGATTCGTATCTCGATCTCATTGGATATAGCGGAATCTTGGCTCTATGCCGATTCAGTACACCAGAAGATTGGGACGACGTTGAGCTTAAGTCGCAATCATAATCCGCGCCAATGGTGCGACGTCTGCAAGTATCGCTGGGGCCAGATGAAAGACGGCTCTTGGCACCCATTAGCACAATCGCCAGCAGTCTGGCGCGTTCAATCAGAAACACCTATCCGACGGGCTCAAGTGAGGTTCTATTGCCAACCTTGCGCCAATGACGTGCAGAACTGGCCAGACGGAACCTTTTGGTCATTAAAAGAACAATTAGATTACGCGATCGAAAGATTCGCAGGGAGCGAGAAGTTAAATGTCGAATTACCTAGATGACTATGTAAGTGTGCAAGACCGATTGAAAGAGTTTATTAATGCGTATCCAGATTATCGAATCAAGACTCACGTCTTGGAAGAATCACTCGCGGCTAATTGCGATGTGTATATTGTTAAAACTGAGCTCTATCGCACTGAGGCAGATTCTGCGGCTTGGACAACAGGATTATCGTCAGAATCAAAGCAAAAGCAGTACGCATTGGAACTGGCGGAGACTGGGTCTCTGGGTCGAGCTCTTAATGCGGCTGGATTTTTTGCAAAGCCAAGTGGAACACCTAAGAAGCCAATTCAGACAACAAAGCCCGAACTCGCTGAATTCGTCAAAGAACAACGACCCAATGACCCTGAACCTATCGTCTGGGACGTTAGTAATATTGCCAAAGAATTGGGTGGCGAAATAGTCGATGAAATCCCACTCTGCTCTGGCGGCGATGGCCCAATGGTGCTGAAGCAAGGCACAAAGGAAGGCAAGGAATATCGCGGTTGGGTATGCCCGACGCCAAAGTCTGGTCACCCAGCTAAATGGATGCGCATCGGAGCAGATGGTAAATGGACGTTCCAGCGGTGATTAACGAGATGCACCCCTTCAAGTGCGGCCCTTGTAAGAAGGTAACGCCTCATCGAGGTATTACCGGTTACGAGTCCGAGATTGAGCCTGGGGAGATGGTCTGGTTGATGGAGTGCCAGAACTGCTTTGAGCAGCGATTATTCGATCCCATTGATCGGATAGTTAATCGAGAAGATGAAATCACTCGTTGTGACCAATGCGGTAATTACAAGATGAAAGCAGCTAAATGCCGAATCTGTAAAATAGCCAAAGGGCAAGAGCGCATAAAAGAGCGCTACTGGAACGGCAACGCAACGCTTGAGAGGTTTATTGATGCCGATATATGAGTTCAAGTGCGATAAATGTGAAGCCGTCAAAGATGTCGCGCTTGGATTCGACAAGCCCAAAGAAGTAACCTGCGACAATTGCGGTGTATTTATGTGGCGTATCTGGACGCCAACGCCGACACACTTCAAGGGGGACGGGTGGGCAGGAAAGACAAAGTAGGGCGAAGCACCCATTCCATCGCATATATCCGTCAGATGCTGGAGTGGGGCTTCGATAAGGAGTTCATCGCCCGAGATATGGGTGTGAACCTTGCATCGTTAGAAATCCGATTAAACAGAGCAAAGAAAAGGGAGCAAAATGGCAATCAAGGATCTGAGTCTGAAACTGGCGGCAATTAGCCTGCTAGCAGACCAAGCAAAGCGCTTGAAAGATGAGTTACGAGCTGAACTGCAGAGCCAGATGAATGAGTTGGGCGCTGATCGAGTCAAGGCTGAATTAGGTGATGAGGTAGTTGCCTATATAACGACCACAAAGCCTAAGTTTAAGTGGGTTGTACAGAATCAGCGTCAATTTGTACAGTGGGTGAAAGACAACGTACCAGCCGAAATAGTTGAAACAGTAAGAGAATCGTCGATTGATGCGATATTGGATAAGTTCAATTACGTTGATGATCTAGTTATTGATCCAAATGGTGAGCCAGTTGATTGGTTGATTGGAACTGAATCAGAACCATATTTAACAACGAAGTTCCACGGTGATGGTAGGGATAAGTTAAGAAATGCCATAATTGGATTAAATGGAAGCCAAGAGATTGATGTGAGGAAAGTATTGGAGTTGGAATGATAGGTAAATTGGTGATTAGTGCGTTAATCATAATTGCTATGTATTTACTAACGGCAAGCCTCTGACCTGCACTTATGTTAGCCTACTTGACAAGCGTAGTACCATCTCGCCATAGCGCGGGCGCGGAGCTGGCCCTAAAGCGGAGGTTGAGGGAGGGCCATTGTCTTCGCCTGATGGCTACGACGCTAATTGCAGCTCTACTACTGATAATAAATACAACGCCATCAAAAGCAGATATGAATCTAAAGTTGTACGCATACAATCAAATGAGTTGGAAAGAGTTTCAGTGTTTCAATTGGTTAATTCATTATGAGTCAAGGTGGAATCCAAAGGCTAAGAATGGATCACATTATGGCCTTGGTCAGATGCGCTCTACTTGGTATCGAGACCTAAGTCCTAAAGGACAAATAAGAGCAACGATTAAATACATCTCCCATCGCTACGGGGACTCTTGTAAAGCTCTGCATCACTTCGAGACTAAGGGCTGGCACTAATGCCACACAAGCGCTACCAAACCGCGTATTATCAACGAGTGCGCAAGGAAGTGTTAAACCGCGATTACTTCACTTGCCATTACTGCGGACAAGAAGCAAATACCGTCGATCACGTTATCCCCATCAGCAAGGGCGGCACAGATGAAGCGTCTAATATGGTTGCAG